AAATCACCAAATACAATAGGATAAGCATTTGCAGCGATGTCCGGCATGCCTTCAGGATTCACAATCGGTTTCCCAAGCAACAATGCAGGGGCTCCCAACTGAACCGGGGGCTGCCACAGATAACGATCTTCACCATCTTTCAGTTTCCTGATGACCGCCTCAGTAGTAGAATTGAATGCCCATGTACCATTTGCCCGGTAAGTCTTTTTTGGCGTATACAAGCAGTCAATCAAAACATCGACGCCGTTATGAGTCGAATCCTGAAAAGCAGCAGCAATGCCACTGGCAACATGCAAAGCCTGTACTCTGGAATCGGAAGATACCCCTTTAGGGTTATCATCACCAGCACCAGCGGCAAAAGCATCGTCTTCAGCTTCAGCCACGGCCCGCGAGAATGCATCATTCAATTCGGCATTAATATCGGCCTCAGCATCTTCCAGGGTGTTATTACTCAGGAGGGCAATTGCTCGGCAATCATGAATCGTAATTCGTTCTGCCCCAGCCGTTAAGGTCTGAGTACTGATTTCAAGGTTCTGCCGTCCCCATGCCACAGTAGGTTTAGAGAGCGAACCAAGCTGCACAACATCTCGCCCGGTTGTTCCAACATTACAAATCGGTCGGAGTTCGGCCATGTCAAATGCATTCATAATAATTCCTGATTCCCAATCAACAGGAACAAGGAACCCGCCTGTACCATCTGACCCACTGGACAAGGCTCGTTTTTCTTCAGGGGACCATACTGCTTTCCCTTCCTCAAACCCGAACCTAACCCACTTATCAAATGCAGCAGCCCTGAATTCATTGGCTGCTTTCTCTTCCTCATTCTCAGGAGCTTTTGGATCAAAACTGGGCCGATCCATTCTGGTTTCAATTTCTTTCATGGACGTCCGGATATCAGTAATGGCTTCATTGACCTTTTCAACTGCTTCGGTGGTCTCTGCCGTTGCCACACCGTTCCGTTTTTCCGCTTCCGCAATCGCTACATCATTTCGGGTTTTGAATTCCTCAAATGTGCGATTAAGTTCTACATTAAATTTCTTCATTTCATCCGACATTGTAAATCTCCTTTCCTTACATTAACTTTTATTTAAAATTTTTCCTGATGTTAGCCAACTGGGTGACCGGGTTTGGGGTTTCGACTTTTTCCTTCAGCCCCAGTAATGCATTAAATCGCATCTTCTCAGCATCACTAAACCCGCTGGCCCTCAATTCATCACAAAGTGTTTCGACGGCTTTGCTTCTTTCCTTCTGGTGAGCTGACCTGATTGATTCAGGTAATTCGGCCAATTTATTTCGACTCGCTTTGGGAAGGATATTCCCGGAAGAAAGTGTTTTTAATTCATCAATTGTAAACGATGTTTCTTGAGACATGACCTCAATGGTTCTCGATTCCTCCAGAATAAATGCTTTGGAAAGATCATTTTTAGCCATTGCCAGTTTCCTTGTTTCCCAAAACCGTTCAATATAATCTTTCGCCCACTGGAGGTAGGCAGCATGGAAAGTAGATAATGCCACATCTAATTTTGGCACCACCGTATTTGCAGCTTCGTCCGTCCACCAGATATCCGATACGGTTTCATATAGGGCATTCAGCAAAGTCCAGCCGCCATCATATAATTTGTTATTCTCAATAGTGGTGTTAAAATCTTCATCCCTCTTTTCTTCATTGGCCTTTTCCTGAGCAGCTTCGTCATCGATTACTTTTTGAGCCGCTTCTCTGACACCAGTTATCTTTGCGGTCTCATTGGCCTCAAAGGTAACAGGAGAAACTTCATACAGCTTGACTTCGGTAATCTGCCTGATGTTTTGGATTTCCCTACTTTGAAGAGGAACAAAACCAAATGACAAAGTATCAATCACTCCGGCCTTGAGATTCTTGAAAACATCTTCAGCCTTACTAACACCTTTGGTCAGCAAGCCCCGGACGAACAAGCCCTTATCATCTTCTGCAATTTCAATGATCTTACCAATAGGCTCGTCAGTATTGTGATTCCAAAGCACCTTAATCCTACCACCACGTTCTTCAATAGTCTTTTTGAATGCACCCCGCTTGAATGTTGATTCATAACTGTCAACCGAATCCCAGGTTACGGCATATCCTTCGAATAAATACTTATCTCCTTCTGCCCTTATCTCCGGGGTAAAATTTCTAAATTGTACTGATTTGTCTGCCATGTCGTATCTCCCTTTTATAGTTTATTGAATTTCAAAAATAATTATTGATTTATTTCAAAAATTGTGCTACATCTACAATTAGAAACTATTAAATTTTCAGCAATTAACCATCCATATGGTGTTTCGACATCATAAACAAAACCGGAGTAATCAAAATGATTAATAGAAATTACGTTATCAAATTGTATCTGTCTGGACTTCCCATTCCTGAAATTATCAACAAAAGTGGAATCACCTACTATTCTTTTTACAAAATTATCAATGGGGCTAAAATCAAAAGAGGCACCCCCAACAATAAACGAAGGAACAAAACTATTGATAACAATTCCGAAAGGGTTATCTCCCTTTACAAAAGCGGCAAAAGCATCAATACTATTTCCAAAATGTTCAACATTTCCCGAGCTCCCATTTATAGAACCCTTAGCCAAAGTGACATCAAGCTTAGGACTCAATCCGAAGCGGAATCCCTCAAATGGAAAGTAATGAAGAAAGACAAGAATCTGATCAAGCGTCAATGCTCCGCTGCTTGGGCCGCAAGAAGAGGAAATATCGATGATATTGTCAGAAGAACCGCCAGAGCTAAAACCACATTCAAGGTTCAAAATAAAATCTTTACATTTGAAACTGAACTCTCCACATTTTTCAGGGATAGAAATTTTATCATTAACCAACAATGGCCTGTTGGCCCCTACAATCTCGATATAGCCTTTGACAAATTGCCCATCGCCGTGGAAATCTCCGGCACTCCCCCTTCTGAATTCGTTAAATCCAATGGCAGAAAACGCACTAAATATCTGCTCAATCTTGGGTGGGTCATTATCTTTATCAGATGGAAAAGAGGTGGCGGCAAAAGAAACATTCCTCCCTTGAGCTGGCCCTTTGACATTTCCTTTGCGGGCAACCAAGTTATCACCCTGTTCGACAGAATCAGCAGGGACAAAACCCTTCTCGGTAAATACAGGATGCTTTCTGGTCACCCTGAGTATGTTCCCATGACTAGTTATGATCTCGACGGCCTTCCCATGATAAGTTGATTGCATGGCCTTTATAAATTCGCCTTCAATCCTTGTGCTAGGCAAAAAGCAATTACAACGATCCCCAGGTGTCAGAACTAAATCCAATGGATACATGGGGCCTAATGTCGCCCCATCTTTAGCAGAAAACCGTTCGTTTATTTTTACTGCCTTTTCTGCCGCCCTTTCTATATGCAAATCCCTGACCTCAAATCCGGAATTGACCCACCGCTTATGAGTTGCTCCGGTTTCTTTTGCACTTACATATTGACCAATGCTGGCCGCCGTCCCTGTAATCGTCCGAGATAACATCAATGCTCTTGGCGCCTCAAATATACCGGTATCAACTATGGCCTGTTGCAATTGAGATACTGTCCACCCAGCATCAATTCCTTCTTCCATCTGAGCAATTAATTTGGTGACAGTAGTCTCATCGAGCAAAGAAAGTTCTGTAAGGACGGTTGCTTCATCTTCAAAATATTTATCAATCAGGACTTTGGTCTCATCAGCAACCGCCCTCTTCTCAATGACTACCTGGCCCGCTGCTTTGTATGCATAGGTGGATGTCAGCTCTGTATAAAGTTCTATCCAGTCATCTGATGTGGTAGCAATTAGTTTTTCGGGATCTATCTTGCTAACAAGATCCCCTGCCTTTGCATTCTTTTCCAAAGCATCAAAGATAATCTCCTGCTGATCACCAAGCAGTATTTCGATATCCTTACTCTTCTTAATTGCATAATCTTCCCTGGCATCTGCCTCTTTGTCCAGATCCCTTGTCTGCAATAGCTGCGGCATATCCCGAGTTAAGAAACCTTCATCAGCTGCTTTTATCTCAAGGGCCTCTTTAACAGCCGCATTAGAAACATGGGAAATATCCCACCCTTCGTACTCTTCAATCCCAAATTCGAAAACCTGGTTAAGCTGGCTGAAAGGCACGCCCATTTCAAATAAGGTCTTGGCGGTCTTGGATCTTTCCATCATTGCCCGTCTTATAGCCGGAACCTTATTGAGGTTGTACGATATTTTATTTCCGCCTAATTCATCATAGAAAAAGAAATTCAACGTATCTTTCAAATCATTAAGTAAGGGGATTATTTTCTGAAACCAGAATATCAATTCGGAAGTCTGATAATTATTATAGGTAGATGATTCCTGTGTTCCTGCATATTGGGGCGGAACACCGAATATGATAAATATCTCATCCCGGTTAAATTTTCTACTCTCAAGAAAATCCATCTGGACAGGAGTCAATGCCGTCCTGATATATTTTGCTTCGGACCCCACCACACCTAATTTTCGTGCATTACCCGAACCGGCATACTTCTCGTTCAAACTATCAGCTACAGCATCCGATTGAGATTGACTCTGGAATTCTCGCTTGAATGAAAACACCCCGTCAAGCACACCCCTATTCTGCATTGCTGATTTATTCCAATTTAGTTGCTCAACATCTATATCAACAGTTTTGGCAACGGCCTGGAGCGGGCCTATTCCTATGTATGGATTAGCCGGATCAAAATACATAAAATGAATTATTTCATCTGGTTCAAATTTTACACTGGTTTCTTCATCAAGTGCATACCCCGCAATCCATTCGGAAACATCCTTCGTCAATACTGGCCTCAGCCTATCAGGGGACACCGGCCATATTTCTGTCGTCTGCCGCCCGACCTTCACTGCTTTTAAATATGCGTTACCAGTAAGTTCAAGCCAAGAAATCAACAATTCAAAAAGGTCTTGCCGTGATATAGATTTGTTCGGACGCTCCAAAACCCCTGCGAGATAATGATCTGTAAGTTCTCCTTCATCATTTACCACTCCCCATTCAACAGAAGCTGCGGACTTTGTAATCAAGGTCACTGCACGATACACCCAGCTATTTGCTTTGTATCCGTCCTTGACTGCTTTCCTAACTGTCCAATTATTGTAAACCGGAGCCCCGGTCTTAACCGCAAAATGATTTGAGAAGGCCAAGTTACGTGTGAAGAAACTTTTAATCTTTGAGAGTATTTTCATGAAATAAAAATCTCCTGTACTGTAACCGGCCAGTAATCCATCATAATCGCATCGGCATCATTTGGCGATTTTGTTCCGTCTGGTTTTT